ATTCTAAGTCAACTTTGTGTCCAACGCCCGAACTTGATCTTGTTTTCATAAATTGTATTTGATATCTTCCACGTTCTCTCATAGCTCTACTTGTAAAGATACCTATTACGTTATCTGCTGTTTGTACTTTAGATAATCCACCTGCTATATGAGAATGATCAAATTCTATTTCTTCAACACTTGCTCTGTTTAATTGTGATGCTGTTGCTAATAAACATTGTGACTCTACTGCAAAGTTTCTTAATTCTTCTGATACATATTTGTCTTTAACAAACAAATCACTTGGAGATACTTTTTTACTTTTTGGCATCATTAAGTCTAAATAATCAATTAATACTGCATCTATTTTCTTTTTAGTTTTAAGTTCTAATTCTTTTATATAAGTTTTAATATCCATTATTGTATAACCACTTGGCATATATTTTAATTGCAAGTTACCTGCTTTTTTCTTTAGCATTTTAACTTTCATCTCAACATCGGACATTTGTTTCATTACTGATTTTGTTGCTATGTTAGTCATCATTGCATCTATCCTCATAGCCGCTAATGATTCAGATAATTCAAAAGATATGTATACTACGTTCAAGCCAGCCAGTGCCCAGTTAACTGCAAGATTTTGTAAGAACAAACTTTTTCCAGCGCCTGATCCGCCCGCGAAAATGTTTAGTTCACCTCGGTTAAATCCACCAAACAATTTCTTATCAATTGCTGGCCAACCTGTGCTGACTTGTCCGTTTGAGTTCTTTAAAAACTCTAATCTACCTTTTGGATCTTCAAAGTAGTCTGTACCTAGATCACGAGTTAATCCAACTGCAACTGCGTCTTTAATCATATCCTCTACTGGAGCATAGTCGCCCTTTTCAAGTAAGTCTGCTGATTGGAGTATTGCACCTTCTAGTGCCTTGTGTCTGGAAAATGTTTCAAATTCATCTAACAACCATGAGAAGTGAGATGGGTCTAAATCTTTTGCACCTTTTAATTTAATATCGTGTTTAGCATTAACCTGATCAACTTCAGGCATAACTTTGTATTCTTCTACGTAGTCTTTAATAAATTTTGCAATTGGTTGTAACTTCCTATCAAAACTTTTTGGTACAAAGATATTACTTGCTCTTGCAAACGATTCAGCATCTGCTAAGAACATTTCTAAATATAACTTTTGTACATCAAAACTATAATCAGCCATACATCTTTCTCTTTAAATCTATTTTAAGTTTACTAGACTCTGTCGATTTTAATATCGATTGTATAGTAAACAGTCTACCGTATTTTAACACAGCATCGGCCACATCTTCAACCTTATTATCCCACTCCGGAAATGCTACGCTCCATCCAAATTCCATTGCTTGGTTAATCAATTTTTCTCCTGGTGCATCTCTATCAGGTACTACAATTACCTGTCTATTTAAATTGTTTATCAGCTCTCGCTGTATATCATTTATCTCTGATCCTAGTATGCTCACGCCAGAAATGGTAATAGCATCAAACGGTCCTTCTGTTACAATAACAAACTTTCTTGTCCAATCCTGTGCGTCCATATTAAACACATAACCTGGTTGTACATCTGTATAATATTTTACTTTGTCTGATTGTTCAAACATTCTTCCAGTAAATCCTACAATGTCTCCTCTCCAATAAAATGGAATTAATAATCTTTTTTCTACGTCCCAAAATGTATTTGTAGAATACATAAAGTCATACCAGTCGGGTCCTATGCCTCTACTAGACAAATAATTTAATAAATTGTTTATACTTTTTTGTTCTACACTTGATAAGGTAGTATATTTTTCTAACCACGCTTCTAATCTTTTTGCACCGTTTGGCAATTCTTTTTTATTAAATGTAACAAATTTTTTTCGTTCATATTTTACATCACCTTCTTCATGACGCATGGCTTCTATAGCAAGTTTTTTTATTGTATTATCGGGGATACCTATGTAACTCATAAACGTTCTCATTTTTTGTGTAAGACGTCTACCCAATATATAGGAAGCCTTGTATCCACAATTAAAACAATGATATGAAAGTGTACCATCAGCAGAAGTCATTATTCCTCCACGTTTTTTCTTATCTTGTGTTTCTCCGTTGTGTATACAACAAGGAGCATTAAAAGAAATCCACCCAGAAGGAGTTTTCTTTTTAGCCGTAGGTAACGAAGTCAGAATTGTATTCTGGATCAGGTTCATACCTTACATTTTAACGTCTATAAAGGATTTTGTCAATCACTCCAGTATTACCAGAGTCGTTATCCCAACTAAATCTTACATAGTGGTAAACACCGGTAAAGTTATAATAGTAAACCATACTTGTAGGCAAAATATACGATACAGTACTTGATGCTTCACCATCTAAGGTAATATCAAAATAGTCTGCATCTGCAGGAGAAGAGCTCATTGTACCTTGTACTCTTATGGCGCCTTGAAAGTTTTTGGTATATATAGCAATTGTGTGTAGTGCTTTATTATTATTGCTACCAGGATTAGCACTAATAGATCCTGATGTTTTTTGCAATGGTCCTCCAGATCCAGTAAAACTTGATACTGATGTACTTGCTGAAAATTGCGGATAAGCACCATCAAGCACTTCAATAGAGCCACCACTTACGTAATTTGTATCTGCGTAAGTTACTAGGGTACTACCATCTGTTAGTACTTCTTGTATAGAATACTCGTAAAACTTTGCATCTAAAGGTAAAAGGTCACCTTCTGTAATATCTACTGAAGCCGTGCCTTTTGAAGCCTGTGTTGAACCATCATCTAGTATTTTAAGAGCTCGCGTAACTACTGCTTTTTTGCTTTCAGTATCAACAATATTAAAGGTATAAGTCTTCCCAACCACGTCTTGAGCCTTCTGATCTTCGTTTTTAAAGGTAAAAGTAAGCGGGTTATATACACCCCTATACACTTGTAGACGTCTATCGTACACTTTTGAGTTCCTTCCATGATAACCGCTTTGGTAAACAATTATCGAGTTTGTTAGTAAATACCTTGAGACTGTTTGCATAGTACATATTTAACAGTATTTATGGATAGAGTATGAATGAAATTTTTAAAACATTAAGGGACAAATTTCCGTTTTTAAGCCTACTTCAAAAGGGGGATATGGAGTTTGTAGGGATAGTGCAAAATCAAGACAATAATGTAATCAGCTTCTATGACTATGGTAGATTAATGAGCCCTCAAGATAAGATGAGATATTTAAAATGTGGTGAAATTTGGTGGTATGAATCTAATCGTAAGTTACCAATTAACATATTTTTAAAGGGTGATTTTAAATATTTTAGAAGTACACTAGTAACGTTAAATTCAAAAGATATTATAATAGTTGAAGGACCAACTGTAAGATTATCTGATATTTCAAAGAAACGAGTAAAACGTAAAACAATACAGCTCGTTCGAAAACCTATTTAATTTTAGCTTTTTTCCATTCCCCAATATACTTTGCGTAATATATCGTTATAGGATTGTCTGGTTGATAACCAAAAGGTTCTTTTTTTGAGCGATGGTTGGAGTTTCTCTTTTTTGATTTTTTAGTGTGTTTACGTTTCCTGCTTTGCACTAAAGCTATATTTATCTTTAGTTGTTAAATTCGTCTTCTCCTAAAATCCTGAAGGCTTTTTGAACTCTAGTTATTAAGTTTATTTGAACTACGATTGCATGAGCATAAGCAACTGCGTGTGATTTCTTAAAGAAGTAACTACCATCTTTGGGTTTTATCCAAACGTCTGCTAGTATCTCTTTCCACTCTTTATGTACTAGATGCCTTTTAGCAGGACGTATAATTGCTAACACAGCCGCAAGTTGTTCAATATTTCTGGGTTGAAGTCTTGAAACAATATTAAAATGTCCATTTAGGTGAAAAAGGTTTTCAACAATTTTAGGATCTTTTAACATATCCCAATCTGGTTCTTGTATCATTAGTTCAACTAACTCTTGTTCTGATTTAACATTTTTATAGATGTTTACATTTAAACAATCAATTTTAAAATATCCTCTATCTTCCGCTTTTTTATAATCTAGAGTTGAATGTCCTGTAACTGGGTGTGTAGGAACAGCATGAAAGTAAACGCCAGTTTTGTGTTTTTCTATTTTGTCATCTTTAATCATAGATGCTGGTGCGTGTTTGAACAATTTTAATGTTCCGTCTCTATCAAAAAAATCTATATCTACGTCAGGCATTAGTGTAAACTTTTGCTCCCTTTTGATTGTTGATGTTTTATAAATTCGTCTCTTGAACCCGGTTTTAACATTTCTAATACGTCTAATAATTTTCTATATCCTTCTGTATCTACAATGTTTTCATTTATGTCTGGCATTACTACTCTACCTATTGACCCATCACTTTTTATTATAATACAACAGTCGCCGTTTTCAAACTCTAACTCGTCGGTAACTTCAAAATCTATTTTACTCAATTTTAGCCTCCTTGGCTGTTTCTTGTACAAACAAATGATCAGTTGGATAACTTCTAAATTTATTTGCCCAAAACTCTGGAACAATAAATCTTTGTGTCATTTGTAATTGTTCATCACTAAATGATTTTAACATTTTTTTGCCTGCTGAGCAACCAAGTAATACCCACGGAGATACTTTTCCTTGTTGAATATGTTGCACCGCTCTGTTAGTATTGACTAATCTAAAGTAATCAGACCATTGTGCATTTTGTTCTTCTGCCCAATCCATCATTGTCGCTATACTTCTTTGCAAAGCCGCTTCAACTGGTTCTACTTTTAATGTGTCTATAAGATACGCTTCGTATAAATCATCTCTAGCCCAGTGATCTAATTTAATTTTTGATAGTATAACATAGTCAATATACTTTTCTGGATATAAAGGATTGATATGCATAATATATCTACCAAATTTTACAAATGCATTATAATACGATGAACCACAAAAGTCTTTATATGTTTTTGGGTTACTGTTGTTTTGATGTATTTCATAAAATCTTTGAAACACCATAAAAGCATTTTGCACCCATTTTTCATTTTTTTGTAGATGCCTTCTTTTAGGTTCGCAAAGATGCACCTGCAAAGTCCTTTCCCTTGCAAATGTTTTATCACAATAGGTACATTTATTTAGATTTGATTCCATGTGCCTCCAGTAATTCTTCAAGTTCACGATCTGTTATAATAGCATCAAGTGTTTCCAAATCTGATTCTTTCATAGTAGGAAATAATTCTTGTAGTTGTTTTAAACTTTTATTTGGTACACGTTTCATTGGTTTAATCCATGGATGAAATTGTTGCTTTAATGCTCCACACATAGCAGTTAATATCCATAATAACTTTTTATGTTTACCTAAAGTAAAACAATGTTTGTTTACACATTCATTGACCATTTCTACGTAGTGTTCAACATAAAAAGTATCTTTAGATGATATACTTGATGCATATCTCATTAACATATAAGGTGAATATAAAGATCTTTCGTGATCGTCTATTCTATCGTAATAGTCTTTATTTCTAAAGTCTACTGCTTTAAGACCATTCCGAAGTTCGAAAAATTTCCTTTTGCTTTTCTCTGTCATATTTTAATCCAAACATTGTACACTCTTTTGCTGTATTAAA